AACGATGACTTGTCATCTATGGACGGTGTCTTTGTTGAATCAGCTGATTTAGATGTAGCAGACGGTAATAGTTTTGCTTTTGTGAAAAAACTATTACCCGACATTAAATTCAGTAAAGCAGTAGGTACAGATCCTTCGCCTGCTATGAATATAGTTGTCAAAAGCAGAAACTTTGCCAATCAATCTCTGACTACAGATTCTACAACACAAGTTACAGAGTCAAGTACCTTTGCAAGTCTTAGAACAAGAAGCAGACAAGTAGTGCTTAGGTTTGAATCAGATGATGACAATACAGTAGACAGCAATAAAAAAGATTATAAGTGGCGACTAGGCTCAACAAGATTAGATGTGGTTCCTTCTGGACGTAGATAATGGGCAAGTTGCTAGAAACCAGGTTGCCGAATGTTACAGGAAATGAGGTAACACCAGAGGTTTTTAACAGATTAGTAAGAATATTAGAGATAAATCTATCGGCTTTTGATCCAGACTCGGTCAGACACTACACAAATACCGAGCTTGATGAATTGCAATTTGCAACAGGCTCGATTATATTTAACTCTACAACGAGCGTTCACCAAGCCTTCGATGGTACTAACTTTAGAAACTTGTATGAACATCAAACTTATGTAAGCGGAATATCTGCTACAATGAGTTTAGGAACAGTGAGTGTTACAATAGGTTAATTATGGCAATAAGCGAACAATTACAAAATAGAATAGCAAATTTGACTGGTGACGCTATGGCAGGTATGTCACAAATGGGTAAAGGCGCTATATCTAATAAAGATAGAGAAATAACCCAACAAGCGTTGGGTTTAAATCCAATTTCAGATCAACGAACTAAAGAACAAATTGATATGGCTTTAGAAATGATGGGAAGACAAGCGAACAAATGGAAATATTTGAAAGCACTATGCCTCGTTTTCCAGATGGCTCACCTTTACCAGAGGGTATGGTGCCTGGCATGAAACAAACTATGGAGTTCAGAGACTATAATCAAAATGGTATAGAAGATAGAGCAGAAAACATTTATTTGCCAAGTGATTTAGTGCCACAAAGCAGCTTACCTCCAAAAATGAATACTCCAGAAGCATTTTTTGCAACACCACCAGAGGGTGGCTTTCAAAGCAATATGCCTATGGGACCTCGCATGCAGCCAATGCCTATGCCGATGCCTAATTTGCCCATTGGACCAAGTATGCAACCAATGCCTATGGATATGGTTGGTCAAGCTAAAGGAGCCATTTCAAACAGAGAAATGGAGATGTTTGAGAACTCCCAAGACATGTCAGAAGAGGATCGCTCTAAATTAGAACATCTTTTACAAAAAGGCGAACAAGTTACACAAGCACCATTAGCATCTTTAGCTGACCAGCTAAAACAAGCAAGCGAAGGTGAAGATACAGAGTTGGCGCACTTAAGACCAGGTGAAGTAGTTATACCACCAGAGTTTTTAGAAGACACACAGTTTGAGTCTATGCTAGAACGTAAATTTGACGAGTTTGGTATTGATCCAGAAGCAGCTGTAGCAGGTATTGGTATTGCTAGCTTAAACGCTACAACAGGCCTAGAACAATTTGGTTTCTTTAAAAAAATAGGCAAAAGCTTAAAGAAAGTGGTTAAAAAGGTAGCACCAGTAGCTATGTTTATTCCAGGTGTCGGCACAGCTCTTGGTGGAGCTTTGGGTGGACTGGGTGGATTAGCCACAAAAGGTTTAACTAAAATAGGTTTAGGCGGAGTTGCAAGCTCATTAGGCGGATTAGCTTCAACCGCTGCAAGTGGTATTGCAGGTTTAGGCATACCCGGTATTTCATCTATTGCAGGCGGTACAGCAGGCGGTTTTGGTGGAATTATGGGCGGATTAAAAAATCCTTTAGCTGGTGGTATGTTTGGTCAGACTGGCTCAACCTTTGCAGGTGGTCCACAGGCTGGTAAAGGATTAGCAAACAGATTCGGTATGGGCAGTGGCACACAAGCACAAGTAGATGCTTATAATCAAGCACAACAAGCTCAAGCAACTCTTAATAGCATGACTCCAGATCAATTAGCCAACATGGACACAGCACAGTTGCAAAAACTTAGACAAGTAGCAGCTGGCGGAAGTAACACTGGCATAGGAAGTCTTGTAAGTGGACTTACAGGAGGTGGTCAAGGCGGTGGAATCGGTAGCATATTCGGCGGTGGCGGTGGCGGTTCTGGCGGAGGCGGTGGCCTCGGCGGATTGCTAGGAATGGCAGGAGCCGGAGCTTTAGCAGCTAAGCTAGGTAAGTTAGCTTTTGATGAAACCAAAGGTATGACAGGTGTTCCTTTAACACCACTAACAACTATGGATGCTAGCGGTAGATATAATATAGAAGCTGAGATAGCAAGAAGAATGGGCCAAGACGCACCTAACCCGGTAGAGTTTGGTTTATTACCAGCAGGAACATTCCCAGAACTATCTGGCGGTAAGCCGCAAGGCATGATGTACGGTGGATCTGTAATGCCAATGGCTTATGCCGAAGGCGGTAATGTAGCAGTAGAAGATTTTGAGCGAATGAATGGTGGTATAAGCGGCCCTGGCACAGAAACCAGTGACGATGTACCAGCCATGCTTTCAGACGGTGAATTTGTAATGACCGGCAAGGCAGTAAGAGGCGCTGGTGGATTTAACATGGACAATAATGGCGGGATAATAACCCTCACACCCTCTGGAGAAGAAGATAGAAACAAAGGGACAGATCTCATGTATGAGATGATGGGATTATTTGAAAGCTATGGCACTGCTTAGAAACATAACACGTGGCCTAGGAGCTATACCAAGAGAACGAGAGCCTGGTTTATTTAACCTACCTTTTAGACCGCCCTCAATACAGCAGTTGCCACAAGGTCCTCAACCAATACCGCAGGTACCTAACCCCCTACCAATACAAACCCCTATTTCAAACCAGACCTTTAATATTGGTGGGCCACCTTTGGACACATCTTTAATACCTGAAAGAGAAATATTACAAAGACCGATCATTCCACCAAGACGAGATGATTTTATGTCTATAGAAAGAATAGGTAATACAGATGACATGGCTAGATTACCTGGACCACCATTACAAGCAACCCCAGCACCTTTCGTACCACCACAACAACCTACTTTTACTCCCATATCAGAGAGAACAGATATTTATGGCGAAGGAAAAAGATATGATCCTTCTAGTTTACCAGAGGGTTTTTCTTTTCAAGACAAGTCTGGAATGATGAGAGCAGCAGTTATGCCACCTCCAGGTTTTGTATATGCTTATGGTCCAGATGGCGAACAAATAACAGTTCCAAGTGGAGAAGCAGGTGTAACGCCACCTGGTGGCACCATTAATCCAAGATTTGATCCTAGAGCTTTAAAACCAAGAGGTGAGCCAGTAGGAATTAATGTGCCTGGAGGTGGCGGTATAGATTACGGTCCTGGTATGGGTGGTGGATTACCAGATCCAAGAACAAATACAAACATACAAACTCGTGACACAGAGTTTGGTCCAGTAACTGTTTCTTCACCTGCGGCACCAACTACTGATACAATAAACCAAGGTACAAATATGGCAACGACACAATCACAACAACCTTTTGCATCTAACGTTGTTAGAAGCGAAACAGGATTAGACGCTACTACCAAGCAATTATTGTTTGGTTTAGACGGTAAGGGCGGATTTATACCTGGAGCTATGAGAGCTGCTGAGAGGACTTTCTTTGATGAGCAAGGCAATCCTATAGTTATACCAGAACAAGTAGCAGGATTAAGTCCAGATCAGCTCAGAGCACAAGAGTTAGCAAGAATGGGTGTTGGTATACAAGATCCTTATTTACAAGAAGCAGGACAGGCCTACAGAGGCGGTATAGACGCGTTGGACCAAGGTTTACTTGGAGCAAGAATGAGAGGCGAGCAGGCCTTAGATGCAACCAGGCTCGGTGTAGAAGAAGAACAACTCTTAAGAGATCGAGGATTAGCAAGAACACTAGGCGGCCTAGATAGAGCTGAGGGTATAGCTACAGGAGCTACCGATCAATTCGGTAGACGTTTAGCAGATGTAGAAAGACTGGGAGCTGGCGCAGCCGGTAGATTTGGAACCAGGCTAGGTGGTATTGAAAGTTCAGCAGCTGGCGATGTGGGTGCTTACGGCGGTGCATTAGGCGAATCAGAAGCTTTATTAAGAGATACTCTGGGCGGTTACGATCCGAGTATGACACAACAATTTATGGATCCTTATGAGCAAGCAGTCGTAGACCAGACTTCTAAGGATATATTTGAGCAGTTTGCAAAAAGCGATATAGGTGCTAGAGCATCCGATATAGCAAGAGGCGGACAATCAGCATTTGGTTCCAGAGCACGTTTAGGTGCTGGAGAGAGAACAGAGGCGCTCGGTAGAGGCCTAGCAGAAGCTCTTAGTGGTATCAGATCAAGAGGATTCCAACAAGCACAGCAAACAGGTCTAGGCGAGTTTGCAAGACAACAGGCGGCAAGAAGAGCAGCTTCTTCTGGTCTGGGATCTATAGCAGGCTCAAGACTCGGTGCTCAAAGAGGCTTGACAGATCTAATGACCAGTGGAGCTCAGCAACGATTAGCTTCTGAGCAAGGTGTAGTAGATCTACTAGGTAGAACCGGACAACAACAACTAGGTGCACAAACAGGCCTAGGATCAACGATTGCCGGGTACGGCACAACTGCTGGATCTGCATTAGGCGGAGCCGGACAAGCAGCGCTAGGATCAGCCGGGCAGTTAGCAGGCGCTTTTGGCAATCTCAGCGGATTAGAAAGCCAGATCGGACAACAAAGACAAGCAGCAAGATTCGGACTAGGTGCAGGTATGCAAGGCCTAGGATCGCAAGCACAAGGCGCTAGAGCGGGCGATGTATCACAGCTCTATGGATTAGGCCAAGGACAGCAACAATTAACACAGGCACAGTTAGACGCAGCTAGAAGAAATGCACTTACAGCACAACAAGCTCCGTTAGCTCAGTATCAAGCACTAGCACCGTTTGTAAGTATGGCACCTGCTGGCCAGTTCCAGACACAGACTACATTCGCACCGTCACCAAGTCCTTTACAGGCTGGTTTAGGTGTAGGACTAAGTACGCTTGGTGCAGTCGGTAACTTTATGAATCAAGGCCAAACTTAATGAAAAGCTCTGTTGATAACATAGACGTTTTTGCTAACGGTGGTGGTGTAGATCTTACTGCCACAAATAACCAAATGTCAGATTTAGGCAAAGCTATGATGACGCAGTTTAGTGACTACGACCAAAGTTTAGCAAAGTACCAAGAAAGGCTGGCACCTTTTGCTTACAAACCACAAAGAATGAGTATTTATGATCTAGCCTCTGAACTTGGAGCTGGATTGCTTTCTACACCAAACACCGGAGGAGCTTCTGCATATACCGGTCTAGGTGTTGGTTTTACTAGAGTATCTGACAGGCTAAGAGCAGCAAGAGAAGAAAACGAAAAAGCTAGGCAACAAATTGGTTTACAAGCAGCACAAATGGCCATGCAGGATGAAAAAGCTGCACTAGAGTTTATAAAAGACTATGAGTTAAAAAATTTAGACTACAAAAACAAAAGAGGAGATCTAATAACTTTTGAATACACCGATGCCGATGGCAATGTAAAACAGCAAACTGTAAGAGATAACTTTGCTAATGATGACATTATTGACGATCTACTAACAAACAAAGGCGCAGTAGAAGTTAAAACTCCGGGCAGTATAGTCAATGTTGGTGGTAACCAAATTTCAAAAAGAGATGAAGAAGCAATCAAAAGACAGTATGCAGCAGAAGATGAAATTTTAGCTAAACAGAGAGCTGGAGTTTCTAGTGTAGCTAATGTTAATGAGGCTATGGAGATAGCTGAAAGACTAGGCCCAGAGAACTTTGGTACCGTAGCTAAGGCTACACTATACCCAAGAAAACTTTTGTCTGGCCTTGGTATTACAGATGAAAATGCAGAAAACGTACTTGGTGACCAAATTTTAGTAAGTCAAATATCATTAGGTTTTACAATGGATATTGTTAGTAGAACCAAGGGTGCTATATCAAACCGTGAAATGGAAATGTTTGAGAGAGCCTCTCCTGGACTTGGATCTAACTACAACGGTTTTATGAAACAGGCTGAGTATTTAAAAAGAGTAGCACAAAGAGACGTAGACTTTTTTAATGCTTACACAGCCGAAGCAGATAGGTTAGAAGGTCTTGAAGATGCTGGTGAGTTACGACCTTCGCAAGTTAAAAGACAGTTAGACAAGTTTGAAGGCGATTGGTATAACGAAAATTTAATTTTTAGTAAAGAAGAGTTTAAAGAATTAGAGAATATCGCAAGCGGTAATTACACAGACGAAGCTGGAAATACTTATATAACACCAGAAGGTTTTAACACAAACGAATGGAGAAAAAAATATAGAGAAGGACAGGATGCTGGTAGTGAGCAAAAGTCTTCCTACACACTAGGTAAAAATCCTGCAATAGATTCTCTAAATAGAAAAAGACAATCAATACAAGCAAGGTCAGATTTAACAGATCAACAAAAAAATGAACTATTTGCAGCAATAGATAAACAAATAAAAGCCTTACAATGAGCCAACAAAGTTACGAAGAACTAATGAAGGATATTGACCAAACAGGTCAAATTGGTTTTGCACAACAAAAAGAAGCAGATAATTACACAATTAGAAAAGCTAAATCACATTTGTTTTTTGATGACGATACTAGAATAGATTTTTTAGCTAGCGAGCGCTTTCCTGGTGATCCGATGGGATCTATGAAATATGTCAACATTGATGGCGACTTGTATTATCAAAACCCTAACGGTGAAAAGCTTTTTAACGGCACTAAATATACAAAAGAGTTTCCAGACAATGAAGCTGTTGGTTTTTTTGGTGATAAAGTTGTACCAAATCTTATGCCAGCATCCACCTTTGTTGCAGACGTTGGTGGTGGTATGGCCGGTGCAAAGGCTGGATTTAAAACAGGATTAAGAATTATTGCTAGTCCTGCTAGTGGACCATTAACAAAAAACCCTTATGCAGCTGGAGCCATACTATTAGGAAGTACAGCGCTAGGCGGTTTTGGTGGCAACTATCTTCTTGGTGGTGTGGCCAGAACAGGAAGAGAAGCAACCATAGACCAATTTTATAGCTTACCTCCAGAAGAAATTGCAGCTGCACACAATGATTTATTAATATCATCTGCTTTTTCTTTAATACCTTTTGGTCAAGGATCTGTAGGAACAGCAAAACTGTTAAACGTTTTTAACAAAGATCCAGATGCTTTAAGGTATTTGGTTGAGCTTAGAGGCACAACGGATGAGACAATAAAAGAAGCCAAAAGATTTGGTTTTGATTTAACCACAGCTCAAGCAGATCAAATTGGTAGTAGAGGAGCCGACTTGCAATATTTTTTAAGCAGACAGCCAGACGCAAGAAAAATTACACAATTTTATGACAGCCAGGCTATGCAAATTGGTGAGGCAATTCGAGCTTTTGCAGATGACATAGGATCACAAACCGGTAAGGTTGGAGATGTTAATACCAGGTTAGTAGACACAAGCAAAAGAGTGTTGGATGAGTTGGTGGCAAAAAGAAAACAAAGAGCCTCAAAGCTTTACAACATATTAAAAGAAGCTCCTGGAGGCATTAAAGTAAATCACATCGACAATGTCGTAGATTTAATTGATTCCAAAATTGCGGGTGAGGTTTTAGATGAGTCTGGCAAGGTTGTTAATGTAATAAGGCCAGCCGAGGAAACTGTAAAAAATTTAGAAAAATTTAAAAAAATGTTTTTTGATAAAGATGGTGTCCTGGTAGAAGACTTAATGGAGTTAGATGCAAGAAGAACCACTGAGATGAAAAAACTGGCTCTAAAGCTACAGGGCAAAGGCACTGGAGATGCTGGTACCATATTTGGAATTATGGACAACATGACTGCTTTAATGGATGAAGCTGCTCCTATGTATAGACAGGCTAGAAGAGTTTATGATCCTAACAAACCGGCTTTACAGTTGGTTGAAAAAAGCGCAATAGGCAAGTTTGGCAAAATAATGACTGACAAACAAACTGCAACGGCCATGAAAAATCTTTTTGATCCAAACGTGTCAATTAAGTCTTTACGTAATTCAAGAAGAATTTTACAAGCCGCAGATCCAGAGTTATTTAAAGATATTAAAAAACAATTTATTTTAGATCAATACGATAAATTTTTTAGATCAGAGTCTTTGCAAAAAGGTATGCCGGGTTTTCAAAAGTATTTTAGTGGTAATAAAAATCAAGCAATGATGCAAGAAATGTTAAGTCCAGAAGAATTTGCAAACTTTAGCAGAATGAATGAGCTTATGGGAATGGCCTTTAGAATACCAACTGCTGGATCTCCGACACAACCATTAACAGAAATGGGAGCACAGCTAGCACATGAAAGCTTAGGTGGTAAAACTAAGGCAGCACAAGGCGCCTTAGCTTTGGTTAATTTGGCTGGTCGTTTTTTTCAAGGCCGGCTCGGAGAAGATGTGGTGGGCAGAATAGCCAAAGATCAACAACAAGAATATCTTAAACTTCTTACAGATCAATTACTGGAAGGCCCAGACACAATAAAAAACTTAGATGAGATCTATAACTTCTTTAATACCAATGAGTTTATGATAAAACAAATAGGTTTAAGAGGTGGTGCAGAAGTTTATGAAAGTTTAACTGAGCCAAGCGTACAGCCTTACACTGGGAATGAGCAACCAGCTCAGCCAGAGCAACCAGGATATGAGGACTTGTTAAATCAGATAAACAGCCTGTCACCTACAGATGGTGCTATGAATATGGTCCCACCAACTAATCAATCAGATCTAACGCTACCACAAATAGCATCGCCAACTATTCTTCCAGATGAGAGAGATAGGGAGATTGCTATGAGGCAGCAAGCCGGTATAGCTGGGTTAGTCTAAAGATTCTGTAGCTTTTATCATAGCTCCAACAACTTCATAATCCAGTTCGTAACCCATAGCGGATTCGTTACCTATTTCTATTTCTAGGTTCCTGGATATAAGTCGGAGCAAAGCCGCTTGATGGTGCAGAGTAAGACGGCTAAAGAGCTCGATAACTTCTGGAGCTTCCATAACCGGTTTGTACGTTTGCGGTAATTCTTTTTTACCGGGCAAAAGTTTGTTTAACATTAGGCCTCTGCAAGTGTTGGTTTTTTCAATCGAGCATGTTCTTTTTCAATAAGAACCTTGAGCTGCTCTATCTTGGACCTTCTCTCAGTAGAACAAATGTCCTGCAACATCTGATAAGTCTTTATATCAACTGCTAAACTTTTTCTAATTTTGTTATCTATATTTTCGTCCATGGTGGGATTTTACACACTTTTGTAGTAATTTACAAATATTTATTAAAAGATATATGATAAACTACATCGCATGTATAAGTTAAAGAATTACCTGCTGAGTATGCAATCCCATTGGATGATAAACCATACTACTTATGAGGCCGTCCAAGAAACGCTGCCAATGATTACAAAGTTCAAAGCAAGCCAGGGCCAAGAGGATATGGGCAAGACGCCTATACATAAAAGAGTCAAGAAGATATATCCAGAGATCTACCGGGTGCCTTTGTTTCGTAGACAGTTCTGCAAACTCTTGGTTAAAGAAATAGAACAGATGAAACAAGAGATAGGCTTTGAAGGCAATACAGATGAAGATAAGCTGCGACAGATCCCAGAGATAGTATTACGCGAACAAGTCCCGGAGCTGTATCGCAACATGTGGTTTGTAGTACAAACGGTATTAAATCCTATGTTTAACGCATTGTGGCAACGCGACTGTAAAGATCCAACCACTATACAAATAGCTAACTACAATCTCAAGGACAAGAAGCAAGGAGCTTGGCACCATGACGAAAGTGCTGATATATCTGTGGTCGTGCCGTTGAATACGGGTGACTACGAAGGAGGTGGGACCGCCTTTCATAATTATGGCCAGATCAATCCGCTACCTACAGGACACGCTCTTATGTTTCCAAGCTTCACCAATCTGCACAAAGGACTGCCAGTAGGATCTGGTGATAGATACCTGCTGGTATTTTGGCTGCACGACAGACAAAGAACGATAGATCTGTACGAATCTGTAGACTAAAAACTCCTTAAAATAATATGTATAAATATGTGCAAATACTTGCAATTTTCTGCACATTTGCTATTATATCTATGTGGGAAAATTAATTAAAAAGGAGAAAAAAATGAGAGAGTTACCAGAAAATGTGGTGGTTGTTGATACTGAGCCTGTTTGGGTTAAGAACCCTTACAGTGGTGCTGGTGTAATGCTTGATCCAGATGCGGTTGCGGTTTACGACTTTGTAAAAGGTTGTGAAATGTTCAGAGATTACGACAACGTAAGAAAAGGTTGTGACTGGTTCAAAAAAAACGAGCCAGAAGCATATATGATTTTATTAGACTAAGGAGGGACTATGATTATTAAAGATACTAAACCTGTTATAAATCAACTAACCAAAGATGCAGAGATTACTTTAAATCTTTGGCTTGGTTGTGGTAACGAAAAGGGCCAAGAGATCTACAGAAAAAGATACAAGGATATTGCAGCTGAGATCTTGGAGCTGTTGCAACTAGATTATGAAATAGCAAACGGAGGTGCATAGTGAGAGACTTTGAAACATTTATTACTTACGTTTTAGTATGTTATGACGATACTGACATGACTAAAAAAGAAGCAATAAAATACACAAAAATGTATAACAAACTTTTTCCAAATCTTTGGGGTGGTGGCGACAGCCTGGACAGAGAAAAGGTTTACGAATTATTTTTGATGGGCAGAGCAGATGCTTTGGCTAAAAAACACAATGAAGAGGGGGTGGCGTAATGAAGTTTTGTTTAATTGCTAAAAGTGGTGATTGTGCTGCTGGTGGGTTGGGTAAGACAAATGATGTCATACCTTTCGAGAAAAAACACAACGGCCTGGTAAAAGAATTTATCCAGGCACAAGCAGACTTACAAATTGCTCACGATTTCTATGAGCACGGTGAGCCGACAACCAGAGTTAAGATTGATAGATTTTATAGCGCCTTTGGTGCTTTAAAAGGTCTTGGTGTTTTCGATCACAAGTGGCATGCCAGAACCATTTGGTTTGTGGAGGCCTATAGCAAGGGTTGTTTAGAATGGTTCAATGAAGACTATGGACCATGCGCATTGGCAGATCACGTTTAATACAAATCATGTAACTCTATAGTCTGGACACCTTCCAGGTTATAGGGTTTATATTCGTTATTTTCTTTACACTTCAACAATAGATCTAAGGCTTGTTCGTTCCTAGATCTTCCATATTCTAAAGATTCAGCTGACATGCTGTAAACCGCAAAAGCATAAGGGTGTACTTTTTCTTGTGCTAAAAAGTTAAAGGTCCCGGCTGGCAATCCTGCTGCGTTACAGGCATCAACATAAAGAGCTGCTTGCATGTGATAGTTGAAGTTGTTAATCGCTTGTTTAAAGCCTCGAGGTGAAGCGTCACGCGCTGTTTTAAGATCCCAGACATCTTTGTTGTTGTACCAGTCCAGTCTGCATTTAAAAGGTTGGCCGTGCCAGTGAAACAGTATGACACATTCTACTTTGTGATCTTCTTGTGGTATGTGATCTTTTACAATCTCTCTGCGCTCCATACATACGTCATAAAGATCTTGGCTGATTGGTGTGCGATTGCCAACGGTCGTTAAAAAATCTTCATAGTCGGCTTTACCAGCCTTGGTTCTTCTGTCTACATTTGGCTGGATAATAAACTCATCATCAAACTTGTGGTGCTCTAAAAATACAGTATGTTGCACTCGGCCCTCAAGAAGAGCTGGCGATTGTGTCATTGGCTTTTGGTTCTTCCAGGTATAGATACATTTGATTGCACTGGTTAGATCGTGAGATCTAAAAGCTGGGATCTCTGCATACTCTTCATAAGGTATGTCTTCATAGATCCCTGGTTCAAACTTCATTGGATAACTCTTGTTCTACTTGTTTATAAATCTGCATGTCTTCTTCTTCTAGCTCTTGTATAAGTCTATTGAGATACCATTGTGCTTTGAGAAGATCCTGTAGGCCCTTCTTTAATTCATAGCGCCAGATGTATTTTTGTATGTTGCCTTTTATATAACCGTTGAAAGCTTCGGCAGTCATAGATGCTTTGATTGCTTCTATTGCTGCAATGCTTCCTTGGTTGTAGTGGTCCGGGTGATTTACTGGATCTGATTTTTCCATATTACTTCCTGTTAAGGTGCAGGCGACTTATCTTGAATGTGTGAGAACTCGGAGAAACAGCCGCCTGCGGTGTGAAACTAAAAAGGTATGTCTTCGTCCGTTAGAGGATTTTTATTCTGTGCAATCATCTCGTCAACTTTTTCTGAGAGCTCTTGAGCTTCTGGGCCCTTCTCTCTGACTATGCCTTCATCCTCGCCTTTTTTGACGGCGGCCTTATATTCAAAGCTGTCTTCTATATCTTCTTGTAGCCAAGGTGGGAAGTCTGCAAAAACATCGCACATAGCTTTGCTTTCGTCACAGGTTTCGCCAGTCCATTCTTTACAATAAATATCAAGATCAAACTTTTGTGTCTCGTTGATAGTAGGTACGCTTTGCACCCCACCGTCTGGTTTAAATAAACCAATGATTTTTGGATTGCCGTTTTTGGTTTCGCCAACTTCTATGTTTGCGGTTTTACCTAACAGCTTATCAATGTCAAAACCTTTCAGCTCTTCTTCTGTAAAGTTTTTACCACGCCAGGACACTAGATCTTTTCTAAGTGCAGCTGACTCAAATAAAGATGCTGTATAGGTCCTTGATATTGCAAAAGGTCTCTCGTCACTCATCTTTTGTCCTTGAATCTCAAAAGTAATTAATACTCTTTTTTTCATTGACTTTACGCCTTCGTATTCTTGTTCGGTGGTCCCCATGTCTACTACCTTGTAACATACTCCCTCGTATTGTCCCTTGGGTAATTTTTCGTATTCGCCACCTTCTTTTAATGTCAAACTCATATTGTCTCCCTTAAAGTATTTGCATATTAAAATAAATTTATGTACTATTCTATACACTTTTATAAATAAAGCAAACAGTAAAAAGAGAGAGATTGATGTCCCTAAAAATTACCCGACCTACCAAAAATTTTGACAAACCATTCACAACAGATTATTCATACCAGTTTCAAAGCTTTCTCCAGGAGAATGGCTTAGAACCCGATCCCAAGGTGGGATTGGTCGCTAACGGCTCAATAGGTCGGGCATACATCAACGTTGGCGGCCAAAGAAAGTTGGTGGGATGGTATCAGCTGTGGCTAGATCAATCGGTACCCTTTGGCCGATTGGGTGACTATCGAATCTCAGCTGACCAACCCACTGCTATCTGGAAACCAGAAAATCAAAAACGTATGAAGGTGACTAAAGAGCAACGTGAAGAGATCAAGGAATTACAAAAGCAGGCTGAGGTCAAACAACAAGAGAAATACAGTAAAGCAGCCAAGAAAGCACAAACCCTCTGGGACGAAGCAAAAGAGTGCGAGAAGCATCCATACCTTGAAAAGAAACAAGTGCTCTCATACGGTCTTAAAGTCAACGAGACAGGACAATTAATGATCCCACTCTTCGACAAACAGCTGACAGTGGTTGGGATCCAATATATAGACGATGAGGGCAACAAACGTTTTCTTACTGGTTCTAAAAAAAGCGGTAGCTTTTTTATCCTTGGAAGAGAGATCTTAAAAACCGCAACAGTAATAAATTATGCAGAGGGATATGCAACAGCTGCATCTTATTATAATGATTA